AGAGGAAGTCTACATTTAATTGACTTGTCATACTATTGTCCAATACCCACTAACTGTTACCGTGCCTGTCGTGCTAATTGGACCAGCACTTACCCCATTTGTACTGGAGTCTATGGTAATATCAGAACTTATCGTCTGACCGTTTGTTCTTATAATACTGTCATTACCCAAGAACGGATAGCGTTCATCCGACTCTGTTTTACTGTATGTTCCACCAACACTAAACACATCATACACAACCATTTCCAAAACATCATCTACACTTGCCCCTGTTACTAATGTGACAGTATTATTTGATACGGAATAATCGGTTTCAGGTTTTAATAATACCCCATTTTGATATACGTCCATATAAATACTATCCGTTACAGAGAGAGTGTTCGAGTTCGCATCTGATCCTGTGAAGGCTGTCTGACTTGCCGTTGCCTGATACAAATATCGTGTTCGTACTCCGTTTTGTGGGCTTTTCCCTATGTATGGCATATATTACCCTCTCTTATAATTATCTTCATAATCTAGCTCTCTGGCTTATCTGGAAATTTAAAGTCTTTATCGCCTATACTCTTAAAAGTTTTAGTAATATCTCTTAGTTCTTGCCTATATGTTTTCCATTCTGATGGTATAGTTGTACTAGCTTCTAGGGCTTTTATTACAATCCAATCACTTTCTATTAACAGGTCATTTCTAATATTTCTTAGCATTAGCAACTCGGTTTCTGATTTAGATAAATCTGTCATTAACCCTTAATCTCCATTAGTGTTAAGTTACAAGTTGGCATATGTGCTTCATCAGTATTATAGTTATATCCAGACCCATTTCTAATCATTGTGTAGGCACTACCAACTTTTTCAATGACACCTTGTACATTATAAGTAGTGGAAGAAGTTGTACTTGGTGAGTCCATCCAATGAAAAGGAACACAAGCACACCTAGATGCCGAATAACCAGCGTCTTTCACAATTGAGTGCATAGGTCTTGAGCTAGATGCATCACCTCCATGAACTGTTGTTAGTGTTGATAAATCAGTTGGCTCACCTATTACTGTTGTTCCTCTTTTTAATCTAACTCCTATATAATCATATCGCCCAGTATAAGAACTATACAAACCTCCTATTGATATAAATCCTGTAATAAGAATTTTACTACTTGTTGCTGAAGGAGTTATTGACGTACTTATTACAGTCTCAGGATTAGCTGAATCCACACTTGAATAAGTTCCTGCTGTTAAATCTGTTGTAGTTACAGTCTGTATTACTGAACCTGATGGAAAAGCACCAGCCCTTAATTGTGTCAAAGCCATCTATTACTCCTTATGCGTAAGGACTTGTACCTAATACGGATGTATCCCACGCTGCTTTTAGCTTTGTAATCGTATCTGCATTACTAATTGCACTTGCCGCAGGAGCATCTCTTAATGCTGTCTTTTTATTTTTTGCAGTCGTTTGTGCAGAACTATCACTTGCTTCCAATGCTTTCATATACAATACATCCTGTGCTTCCAACAAAGGCTTACGAACTTCACGGATTTTATTCTTGAATATCTCCTTTGCCTTTGTCATGTCCTCAGAAATAACTGTATTACTTATTGACCAAGCATTTCTAAAATGCCTGTCTGATGGTTTAGACGATACGGTTGACGCATCAATCGACTTACCATCCTTATCTACGATATAACTTGTCATTTATTTCTCCTATGCTACTAGTTCTATATCATCTTTAATTTGCCAAGCATTACGCCATTTACGATGCTTTGGCAGTTGGTGTGTTCGACAAATCACCATCTTTGGTTTATTGCCTTCATTCCATGTACGCCATACACGCTGTGGAATATCTTTCTTAATTAAGTATTCTATTGCCTGTTCTTCTGTCATTGCTTCTATAGGTTTTGTGTTGTGTAGTAAATGCCCTCTTGTGTGTTTTTTAAAATCTGGCTGTGCTTCATCCTTTGCCAGTTCCCAATATACTTCAACAGGTGGTAAAATACCACCCTGTAAAGCACAAGCCATCCAATTAGGATCAGGACACATTACCTTTGCAGGATTGTCCATATCCTCTGGGTCTTCATAGACTACTCGTATATCGGATTGCACCTTTTCTAAATGTTCCTTTGCCCAACATAATCTATCCCATAAATGTGTTCCTTGAAACTCAGGTGTCTTCATGCTAAATCTCCTATCATTGCTTCGTTACAATGAGTAAAGTCATCATTAACTACATCTCCACTAGCACTACCATTCCATGAATCTTGTTCCATTCTTAATTGAGAAGTTGTTTGTGAATAATCATTAGCTATATATTGAGTGTAAGCACTTGCTTCAATAACATGGTGAAGATGACAATAATTTACATTGCCCATGTTATTAGTAAAAGCTGTTGTGTAATCTCCCTCTTTATTATCTGTTAAAGAAGCCACATTAAAACTGTCTCCTGTTGCTACAGTTCCTGTTCCATTAAAATGATGCCATACTTTAATAGTTTCTTGATTAGTAAGTGTAACTGCACCACCACTTGTGCTTTGTACTGTATCAGCTTTTAATGTACTCATACCACCACCAATGTTCCACCTGATTCAACTGTTAAAGTAACACTACTTGCAACTGTAAATGGTCCAGACACAGATGCGTTTTCAGTAGCTAAAATGGTTGTTGATGTATTTAAACTCTGAACGTTTGTTCGGAAAATACCATCACCTTTAAATGTACCTTTATTAGCTGCAGGGGGTGTTGTAGACCCATCGGTCACACCAAGAAAATTTATGAAGATATTACCTGTTCCACTTGAAGGTGCGGCTGAAAATACAATCTGTGTACCACTTACAGAGTAAGATGATGTGTCCTGGACAACCCCATCTACGGAAACAAGAACGTCTTGAACATTGCCAATACTCCTTCCCATAGTAAATGCCGTTGTACTCGCATCACCATTAAAGCGTTCTACAGAAGGTACATCATGAAAGTTTTTAGCAGGAGTATTACCAACATATCCCATTAAGTTATCTCCATAATACTCATTACTGTATCTAAACTGTTGGCTGTATCAGAAGACACGGCTAAAGTATGTCCTGCTTCCATTATAACCTTATTACCAGCCATATATTCAAAACTACTTCCAGAAGGAATAGGAATGCTCTTTGCCAAGTAAACAGCACCTCCTGCGTTTAATATAATGTCAGCCGTAATTTGACTAGAAGCAGTATTGGCTAATGTTAATCCTATGACAACAGTTGTGGTTGAGGTTGGAGCAGTATAAACATTCATTGCTGTACTAGCAGTCGTGCTATTCCCGTTAAATACTTTATTTTTAAAAGTATTAGCCATTATCTACTCCTTACGCTACATCATCTATAAGTGCCGCCACTATAAGATTTGCTGTTGCATCCCCTGCATCGCCAATATCTGAAGATATGGCATGAATATTTGCTACTGTTGTATTTGGTAATCTCCCAAACCACGTTTGGGAAGGTCCAATAAATACACCATCAGCTAAATTGTATGCTGCCGTTCCACCATCAAAACACACCACGACACCATCTGTTGTGCTGGTATTCTGAATAAAAAGAAATTTAACCTTATCACTTGTGGTTATTGCTGTAGGTGCTGTGTCATCATCAACTGCTGTATAATCTAAAAAATGTCCTGCAATTAAATCCGTACTTGTAGTAGTACAAGCCGTGAGTTTGTAATACCACTTATCATTCGCATCATCAGGTGTAACTGTCATGCTTCCTGATATTGTTGTAGCAATTTCATCAGGTAATAAAGTTGCCTGAATTGTTACTGTAGCGTCATCTGCCATTTTACTCTCCTTATCCTAAAGCAATCGCTAATGCTGTCGCATCGTCTGTTGTTGCTGTGCCTAAATTGGCTACTGTTATTTTTTTCAATACTCCACCATCATCAACTAATACATGATCTACATCACTACTAGACGTTGTTGTTGCTCCTGCATCTGAATTACCAGTTGTTAATACAGTTCCTGTGGCATCTGGTAAAGTTATTGTGTTATCTTGTGAGGGGTCTGCGACAGTTAATACTGTTTCATTGGAATTTGCTGTAGCTCCTTCAAACATTATTGTTTTACCAGTAGTGAGATAAATATTACTATAAAAATAAACATAACCCCAACCAGTATTCATAAATGTAGTTTCTGTTCCACCATACATAGTCTTAAAATGCATCCTAGAATCTTCACTTCCATCTGATACATCATACGGCTCTACATATATTCGCCCATATTCTACATCTTGAGAATTATCATTGCGTCCTCTAAATAATATTTGACCGATATCATCGTAATCGGCTGGACTACTGGAATTTCTGTAAAAAATTAGGGAAGGGTCAGCACCAGAACCAGCGTCTGTACTTGTAACATAAATATCATCGTTACTATCCTGAACTAATACTGTTCCAGTAGCATCTGGTAAAGTTATGGTTCTGTCGGCTGTTGGGTCTGCTACAGTTACTATTGTTTCATAGTCATCATTTGTTGCACCTTCAAACTGTAAAAATTTTCCAGCATTAAGATGAATATGATGGTCAAACCATACATAACCCCAACCACTTGCAAAAATATTTGTTTGAGTGCCAGATACTATATTATCAAATCGTAATCGACCACCTTCAGTACCATCTGATACATCATAAGGTTCAGTCCAAATTCTTGCATAGTCTACGTCTTGAGAATTGTCATTACGACCTCGGAATACGATTTCCCCCAAATCATCATAGTCGGCTGGAGAAGATGAGTTTCTATAAAGGATTAAGGATGGGTCATCTCCTGCACCAGCATCTGTGGAAATTATGGTTAAATCTCCACTATCATAAGTCAATGTTGACTCAGACGTAACCGTTCCATCCCCATCATCAGTTAGTAGTTGATTGGCTGAACCATCCACTCCTACAGGATGCAAGTCGGAAACAACCAACGTAGCTCCTGACCTGTCTAAACCTGTAGTTCCAACAGTTCCTGCTACGGTGTCAAGCAGATCAGATAAGGACTCTCTTTTTGCGGCTGAACTATCATCATTGTCAAGAATTC